GGATAACTTGTTACAGATAAGGGGTCGATTGACCTGCTGAGTAAATAATTATTAATAAGTTCTTGGTCTGATGTGCTTGGCACTGATATAGCCCTCACTTTTTGCGGTTGGACTTGCTTTGTTATGGATGGCCTGTTGTATCTTCCTGATAGGCCGCAATGGTGACATTGGTATAAACAATCCGAACCATCTATGGTTACGCTTAGAGTTTTTACGTTTTTCTTTTTTCGCTCATCTGAGCATTCTGGGCATTGAACCCGACAATCATCGTGGATATTTGAGAAAAAATACCCAAGGTCTAGATCATTCATATTTGCACTCCACTGAAATATGTGATTATAATATCTTCCGTTAGGAAGATTCCTGTTTGAAACATAATCCTAATACTTAGGAATATTCCTGTTACTTGGAATATTCCTAGCAGAATTAGTCATCCTTAAATCCTTCTTTTATCTCATCTATAATATCGTTTATCATCCTTTGTTTTCTTACGCCCCCAACTCTTAACGCCTCAATAACATCCTCTCTTATTTTTATGTGATTCAATCCAACGTGTCCACAAACAATCTCATGTTCGCTTGAAATAAAATAATTGGCCGCATCAAAACTTACTTCCTTACTGCTGTCGTAAGTGTCTTTCAATGCTTGCACGATCATCCTGCGACATAACAATAATAGTTGATCTTGGCGATTCTCTATCGAGCGCCCAAAAGAGGTGCTTTTCTTTGACTTGTCTATCGTTTCCATAAATCTTTCCTTGCATACAGTCTAAAATTACAGATTCATCGAGATCAGGTCTTCTTGAGGCGTAGTAAATCTTAATTACTACGGCCAGATCACCCTCTAATAATTCGGGAAGTGTCTGGCATTGTTGATCAAAAAGTTTAACATAATCTCTAGCCTTTTTGCTCTTTATAAAAGCAGGCCTTCCCCGAATGGTTACAAGTTGTCTTGAGTTAGCTTTACTAGCAGGCTCACCATGTATTACAAAATTAACTGTTGTCATATTACTTTTCCCGTTGTAAGATGTCTACCACTATATACTATTTACTTAACTTTACCAACTATAGGAACACTACTGTGAGCAAAATAGGTAGCTACTTAATCGAAGCAGAAGAGAACGGAGAACTTAGATATGACGAAAGAAATCAGCGATACGTTAAACCCAAAGACTTTGGTTTTGGAGGACAACATTCCTCTGCCGAAAGACCGAAGAGGGATAGGCGAAAAACTTCCCTCAGAGATGAAAGAGTTGATGAGTAGTATGAAGATAGGTCAAAGCTTTTTTATAGAGACTACTGTTGAAGATCAGAAGTCTAAGATCGGGGCTGTTAGGGCATCAATCTCTAGATACATGAACTCGGTCAATACCCCTATAGCAGGGAATTGGTTGTTTTCTGTTAGGCAAGAGAACGAACCATTCCGTGTTGGCATAAGAGTTTTTAGGATGGAAGATAGGGTCGATTCATGAAGATAACTAATAACTTTAATCTACCAGACGTTGTTGTCTCTGCGTTAACGCAGGATGATTACACTAAGGGTAAATCTAACAGGTCTGTTACACAGCTTATTGATTCACCACAGGTGGCTGTACTTGCAAGAGAGAATGCTGATGACATCGAGCAAGATGCCGTTGACTTTCTTTGGTCTAGATTTGGAACCTCAGTGCATACCATGTTTGAGAGAGCCGCTGAGTCTGCGGAAAAGGTTATTAGTGAGCAAAGAATGTTTGCTGAGGTTCTGGGTTGGACTATCTCTGGTGCTGTTGACTTGCAGGAGTTGGTTACTGGTGGGCGTATTGTTAGTGACTACAAGGTGACTTCCGTATGGTCAGTTATCTTTGCCAAGCAAGAGTGGCATAACCAACTTAATTGTTACGCTTGGTTGATTAGAAAGTCTCAGAATACTGCTGTTAAGCAGTTAAGGGTAATAGCAATCATACGGGACTGGCAACGCAGGCGAGCAAGTGAAGACTCTACCTACCCTCAATCACCGATAAAGATTATTGAGATTCCTTTGTGGACTGACGAGGAACAGGATAGTTATGTCGAGGAAAGAGTCAGACTTCATCAAGAGGCTGAGTTCAAACGACTGACTGGCGATGAGATAGAGCAGTGTACGCAGGCAGAGACATGGAAAAAGGATGACAGTTATGCTGTTATAAAAAAGGGGAGAAAGAGAGCCGTAAGAGTTTTAGGTTCTCAGCAAGAAGCTGATGACTTCATAGCAGATATATCTGTTGAAGCTGAGAAGCATCATGTTGATGTTAGAAAGGGTGAGGCAACCAGATGTATTCAGAACTGGTGTCGAGTCAGTAAGTGGTGTCCTCAATTTGCAAGGGAGAAGTTCGCATGATGGGCAGTGATAAAGAAACATATTTGAAGATGGTAGCAATATGGTCTATTACCAACATACCAGATTTAAAGGTGTCGTTAATCGGGGATAGCTTTAAGGTAACGTGCAAGTTTGGATTTATTGTAAACATGGATGCAAAGTTATTTTATCAAATAGAACCTCTAGAAGTTGTTCAGTTAATAGAGAAATCGTTCACTAAACAATTTGGGGTAGATGGTTCAAAGTACAGAAACACATTTCGAGGATTTAAAAAGAATCCATTTTCAAGTCAAAACTAGGAGTGCGACATGCCAAAGAAAGAACAATACCCAGAGATAACGTATAAGGCTATCTGGAAAAACCTGTCTGAAGTTGATTGCTCAAAGAACGCTAAGAGCAAGAACGGACTGACTTACCTTGCTTGGAACGAAGCTTGGGCTTTACTCATGGAAAATTATCCAGAGTCTACCTTTGCGTACCTTGATAACGAGGTGTATGCGGATGGATCAGTATCAGTTGTCTGTCAGGTTGAGATACATGGTCTTACTAGGCGAATGTGGTTGCCTGTTATGAACTATGCAAATAAGACGATACCCAACCCTTCATCTAGGGATATTTCCGATAACAAGATGCGTTGTTTGGTCAAGACCATTGGACTTTTCGGTTTGGGATTCCATATATATCGTGGACAAACTCAGCCTGAAGATATGTTTGAGGATGACTCCTCACAACAAGTTAAGGCTAACAGTACAACAGGTACACAAAACACAGCAGTAGGTCATAAAAAGACCAACAAGAAGTCAGTTAATGTAACAGGCAAGGTAGCAGAAGGGGTCAAGAAGGAAGCCCAAGATAAGTCTGATGCAGAGTTTTATCTGTCATGGACTGATGATGATGCCCAAGTATGGGTTGATAAGATGTTTGAGGTGGCTGAGAAGTTTGCGGAATCACCTAATGGCGCAAGAAGCCAGTGGCAAGCGAACAAGAAAACGATTGATCACTTAACCACTAATCACCCCAAGGCGTATGCCTCACTGAAAGAAAAATTCACTAATCTTAGCAATAAGCTAAAAACCCAAGAAGGAAATAACGATGAATAAGCAATATCCGAAAGGCGAAGGCGCAATGTTTGCAAACCAAAAGCAAAACGAAAAGCAACCAGATTGGAGGGGTAATATAGAGGTCACCTCTGCTCAGTTGCGAGAGTTGCTTGATATGGCAAAAGCTAACCAAGCTAACCCTGTCCCTGATTTTAAATTAAAAATGCAAGTAGCATCATGGAACAGAATTGCCAAGAACACTGGGGCAGAGTATATGTATCTTAGCACTGAGGTTTATAATCCTGAAGTTGCTCCTGCACCTACTCCCCCTCCGGCTCCTGCACCAGAGCAGTTTGATGAAGATATCCCTTTCTAATGAAGTTTGAACTGAAAGAGAACAGCGGAGTGGTAGAGATTCTTCTACCGCTTTGCAATCTTTTCCCCGAAAGAAGCTTGGAGTTAATGAACCTGTGCCTTAAGTCAAAACGAGGCGTTCATGTTGAGGTTAAGTCAGTCGGGAAGTCTAGAACATCTATGCAAGAAAGGTATTACAGGAAGTGGTGCGGTGAGTTCGCTAAGTTTGTGGGCATGACGCATGACGAAATGCACGAAGAATTATTGTGTCGGGCGTTTGGAAGCGAGAGTGTTGGGACATCTATGGGTGAAGTAAGAAGACCGCTTAAAAGAAGTTCTGAAGTTGGAGTTGTAGAATATTCCTCTCTCATTGAGATGTTAATATTTACAGCGGCTGAACTAGATTTCCACGTTCCCCCTGCGGAAAGGATGATAGTAAATGAAAAATAAACAAAAATTGCTTGATCGTCATGTGCATTTTGAGGACTCAATTGAGTTATCCAAGGTGTTATTAAATTTATCGAAGGATACTAGTGGTCATCTTCATTATTATCTTGTGGAGTCTTCTGAGCATATAGAATCTATGTGGGAAGCATACTCTGAATTAGTATCGTTTATGAATCAGGTGATTGATGAGCAAGATAAAGATTAAAAAAAACATGGCTGTAGCTAACGATCTTGGTGGTGGAAAAAAGATTAGAGGCACTAGGAGAAAAAACAAGCTTACAGACATGGAAAACAAAAGAACAAATACATGGGATAAGTATGTAGATGGTTGGATTGAAAAAAACGAAAAAAAATAAAGGCTTGGAGAGATAAATGTTAATCAGGTTAAGCAAGCAAGACCTACATAACTGCGAGATGATGGGTGCAGATACGGTTAAGTTGTGTGAGATGCAGGGATTTAAACCAAGATTACACAATAATAATCAATCAAGGGTTGAGGCTAATATTTACGGATTTAAAGCGGAGTTCGCAGTTGCTAGATTGTTTAACCTAGACTTGCCTACCGTTAATGTCCTTACTGATGGGGGCGTTGACCTCTGGTTTGATGACATAACAATTGATGTTAAATTTAACAATGCTGAGTACGGAAAGTTGATATTCGACACTATGGATAAGTTTAAGTCTAACATTGCTGTATTAGTGGGTAAGACACCCGACCCTAGCATTATGAGAATAAACGGTTGGATGGACAGAAAAACATTCGGAGATAAAAGTCAGGCTGTTGATTTTGGGTATGGCGACAGGTTGTTTATGAACCATGATGAGATGTTACCTATTGAAAGCCTTTGGTCTCGCCTTATGGTTTACAAGTTTAAATGAGTGAGGTAGAGTAAATACAGGCGAGTACAAAGTTTGGTGAGTGGTGGCATCGAACTGTTCCTCTTCTCCCCGAGAGAAGTAACCAACAAAGAGA